TGCATTTAGAATGTCCATTGCTGATGCTGTGGCTGATCTAGCCTTACCATTTACCTTTTCGAGGGAGTCGGAGAGTTCGCGGCTTTTGGTGTTGAGTGCAACTTTGATTTTCATTTTTGGTTTTCTGTTTTTGGTTTGTATCGTTGGGAGTCATTCCCTTTCGATGTGCAAACAATCCTAGATGTCGTTTCGGATGAAAAGAAAAAAATTCGCGAAGTGCGAAAATAATTTTTGAGAAAAGGCTTTACATATGCGCTCATCCAATGCTGGAGCGCATCTGCGGCTTGGATAAAAACCAATTTACATATTGGAATCTGCCTAGGTAGGGCGGTATAATTTCACCTCGCGAACGCCTTGATTCGTTTGTATTGTTGCCTTTTTTGTTTCAAGAATCCCTTTTCCAATCGCAGTTTCAACTCGGCAAGAAACAGCTGCGATGGTCAATTTCGACTCTTCGGCAATAGCGCGAATAGTCTTCCAGCCTTGCTTGGCTAGGTCTTTCTCGCTTTCGACTTTTGTCGAATCGTAGAAAGCCGCCCAGGCTTTTTCTAAATCGGCAACAGCCACGGTTGATTTATTTTTCGCTCGCATAGGTTGATGTTTATTGAGTTGTCTTTGTAATAGCCATACGCAAAACCCTGCGACCAAGCGAAGGTTGCGCGGCGCGTGCTTGCGTATTCCATATCGAAACGCGCCAGCATTCCGGTGCAATAGCCCGAAGCTCCGTCTAGCGTTCGAGCGCGTTCCCAGCCTACGCGGTGCAGGTGAGCCAGAACGCATTGCCCATATGTCTCTGCGTGATCTCTTATGGCCTGTGTGTTATACATATAGCCGTGGATAAACTTGCATCCGCCTAGCTCGTAAAAAGATCGGATGTGATACGGATACAATTTTGCTTTTAATTCCTTCGCGGTCTTCTCGATGGCTTGAATAGTAAGCGTAGCGGCGTGCGCGGCCAATGCGTTTGGCGAAGATGCGAGCTTGTAAAGCCTAGCTTCATGATTTCCATATAAAATATGTTGCGGACGTAATTCGTGGAGAAAGTCAATGCCGGCGCTGAGATCGTCCGAGATGCTCGCGGCTCGGTCGCTTGAGTTCGGGTCTGAGATAGCACCGGAGCGAAAAGCGGCTAAGTCCAAAAAATCCCCCAGCATAATAGTCGTGTCAGGGCGCCAGCGGTCTCGGAACGTCAGCACGGCCTTGCGTGCATCTGGGTCGATCTGATCGCCATGAGAGCACCCGACAGCCATCCATTTTTTCCATCCCTTCATTTAAGTTCTGGAATGTTCCGTTGGCTACGTTGTTCCCATATCCATGTGCGAACGGCCTCTATCGTGTCTTCGTCGAGTTTTGCAAACTCTCCGCATTCGTGCTTTAAGGCGCTCCGTAGCTCTTGGTCGATGTCATCCACTAGTATCAGAATATCAAGTGCCTTACAGGCCACCTCGTGCTCGTATCGCTCGGTCTCGTCAAACTCCAATGTCATTTTCATGCTTCTTCGTCCTCCTCTTCTTCTTCTGCGTCTGGAAATAAAATGCTGAACGAGTCGCCTGCAAGTCCTTCGACGGCGTATTTGTTGCCGAATACAAATTCCCCGTGCATCGTCTCGCCTGCTTGCTCCCACGATACAATGGCGAGGCCGCAGTCGTAATGCTCCGAGAGGATGCGCTTCGCTTCTGCGAGTGCTTCCGTTCGCTCCGATTCGACCGTCGGTTGTCTCTTTTTTTTCAAGCGAGGACGTCTATTTTTTTAGATACTCGGTTGCGTAAATTGGCGAGCATATCGCGCTCGGTCATGCCCTTCGCCCATGCTGGACGTAGCTGATAGTGCGGTTCGTCAACAAACTTCCAGTCGCCGCCCCATTCCATGCCGAGCGATTTGCCGAGCGTTCCGAGTTCGTGATACAGCGGATGTTCGCCGCAATACTCTTTTCCGCGAAAGATGCCGATATCGAAAGCGATGCCGAAATTGTGATTTGAATGTCCGGCGGCGGCGTTCGTGACCTTTTTTCCTGGAGTTGTGCGGCCCCGCGCATAGAGCGCATCTTGCTCCATATAGGAGCGGGTTCCGCTGATGATCTTAACGTCACAGCCCACCTTTGCACAGATGACCTTTGCAACGCCTAGGAAGGCGCGTGCGGCCTTTTGCATCGCTGGGTGGAGCGTTGCGAGTTGAATCTCCGAGCGGTCGTCAAAGGTCATTTTTTTAGGCCTTCGATGTCCGGTAATTCGTAGCAGAGAGTTCCGTAGGTCGTCTTCAAACATACCGACGGATTGTATCCAGCGCAGGACGTGAGAAACGCCATGCCCAAGAACGCGAAGGAGAGAACGATCATCCAAAGCGCAATTTGTTTGGCGTTCATTTTTCCTTTCGGAAGATTTCGATGAGTCCGATTATCGCCGCAAGTGCCGAGCCGATGGCATCCCACTTAGACGGGTCTAGGCTTACGCCCACTAAGCTACCAATTATCGCGACCCCGCGAATAGTGGACGGTTCTTTCAATTTCGAGAATAGTGTTTTCATGGTTTTTTTGCTTTCAACATTTTATACAGCGATACCGCGCCAATGCAAATTCCGAGAACGAGAGAGAGAATGCGAAGCCATGCCTCGACCTCCGAGAACGAGATCAACACAGCCGTTGCGGGTGCGCTCGTCCCGACGAACGTATGAAAAGCGTGGCTGTCCATTAGCTCAGACCGCCTTGGCTGATGAGTTCTTCGGTGAGCGTGCAGGCTTGCAGAATGATCGTGCTCCGCTCGCCTGCGGTTGTTAATTCGATCTCGATCTCGGTCGTGACCGAGGTGGCGTTTAAAAGCAGATCGCGGACGCCGAACGTGTTGAAATCCACAGCGGCGGTCTTGCCTGGTGCTGCGGTCAAGCCGCTTTGAACTTGGAGTGTTGGCAAGTCGGTGAAGCCCTTGTCTCCGCTGAAATTGATATCGTAATAACTGTTCTGGACTCCGACAACGGTCGCGTTGCCTGCGCCGATGCTGTCGAGTGCTTGCAAGGCCGTTTGCAACTGCGCGGCGGTTGTACTGGCGTCGAGCGGATCGGTCTGGCGTAGGACGGTTGTAGCGACGCTCCCTGTCGTCACCGTGCCTGTGCCGGTCGTGATCGCAACGGCCCCCGCTGTTACTCCAAGCAAAAACTCGGTGGTCTGCGGGATCGAGCGAACGAAGTATTGAAGCCCTGCCGTATAGCCTGTGAGCGCAGTGAATCCCGTTAGAACGACAGGCTGGGAGAGTGTCAGACCGTGATTACTCGCCGTGATGAATACGCCATCCGTGACCGTGCTGGCGATGTCCACGTTGTATGTCGGAACCGTGAGGCGGAAACTACCGAGATACGGAGCGCGTGAAAATGATAGACGCTGGATTTCGTTGTTGAGCGTCGAGCCGGTGAGCGTGGTTGCAATGCTGACGGTCATTGCCGTTCCGAGATCAGTCCATGTCGGCTCGTAGACCGCTGGAGCGAGTCGAAGTTGAAGCTCTTGGATTTCGGCGTTGGTGGCATCTCCGACAAGCCGCTCGTCTATTAGTGCGGTCGTTGTAGGAATGAGACGGGCGAAGTTACCTGTGATCGCGCCCTGCGTGCCTGCGCTGTTGAATGAGACAACAAAGTTGGTTGCCATCGTGCCGTCAACGGATACCGACCCTGCGGCGGTTATCGTTGAGAGAGAGTTGAGCGCGGACGATATCGCGCCTGCGGTCGCGCTGAATCCGATTGCTCCGCTGGTCTGGCCGCCGAAGGAGAGAGTGAATGTGCCGCTGGCTGGCGTTCCTGTGCGGCTCCCTACACCGAATTTCACGCTCGTGCCGGTATAGTCGATCACGTTAAACGGCGCGGAGACGTTGCCTGTTGCTTCAAGGAAATACAGGTTGATCGCTCCGTTATCGCCCTTTACGAATCGTGGCGTTGTTGACGGCGTCAAGCTGGTCAAGCTGGTCGCCAAGCGGCGGTTGGTTGTGTCAATAAAAAGATCGCGTGCCATTTAGTTGGTGGCTTTGTCAACAGCTCCCCATTTGCCGAGCGGACAGGCTTCGGTTGCCATGCGTAGCTTCGCCCACGTCGAGCATCCGCACTTGCGACAGCGGCCCGTGGCGTTCAAGGCGGCGGCGTTCCATTCGGGACAGGCTTTGCACGTTGCTTGACGGCTGGCGAGGGCTTCGGGTGGCGTGGTGGCGAAGCCTGCGCGAGCGAAATTAAAAGCGGAGCTTCCGAATTGAGCCAATGTGCGAGCACGAAAATCAATGATATGTTGTGGTATCACGAAAAGACAAAAGTTGGAGGAGTGACATCTGGGCCAAATCCAAAATTTTCCGTATGTGCAGTAAATTCGTCTCCATTTATTGTATACGTGACATTTGCACAGGTTATTGGGAACGGAGCGTCGGTTGGACAACATGACTCGGCTGGTCCGCTAGCAATTGTATTCATGAAATTATCACCCCCGAAAACAAAGCAATTTGTTAATGCCGATAGCCCGCAAGTATAAAAGGTTGCATCTGGAAATTCTCCAATCTGAAAAACGGCAGAAAAACCTCCGCCGCTTGCTGTAAAAGTTGTCGGCGAAGCCCCATTACAAGTGCCAGTTGTTGCATTTCTCATCGTTTGCAATAGGTCTCCACTTATAGCCGTATGGCACCCGCAATTCACACAACACGCGCAATTCACAGCGCGAAGGCCGAGTGCGCCGTCGGTTTTGATTTTGATCGCGTTGGCTGTTCGCCCGATCACTCGCACTCCTCCGTTGGCATCCAAAATAAAAATCCGCCGCGCGAAGCCAAAACATAAACACGGGACGGATCGGGCGGCGAGGGTGGAACTTCCATTCCTCCCGAACTTGCTTTGTCAAGATAAGCGAAATTGTCGTTGAGACCCTTTGCCGAGATCGGCGTTGTCTTAGGTGACGACGAGATAGTGTAGGGCAATGACATTTTTACCGTATGCCAGACATGATCATTATTGGAGCTGAAACAATAATAGAATACGTTGTCGCAACTTCAATTAAATCTGCTGCGACAGATGTCGAGATGCCTCCGATCGACTGCACTTTTAGTAAGTTTCCAGGATCATATTTTGGAACAAATTGCTCAGATACGAAATCATAGGTGGGGTAAAAACTTTTAATTAGCTCAATCGGATCGTCTACACTGGGGCCGCCTTTGCCGCGCTGTAATATGATCGGCGTATAATTAAGGATGATATTAGTTGTAGAAAGTGCGACAGGCTTGTTACTTGGCTGAGTATTCTTTACCGTATAGGTGTCAGCTAATACTTTTTGATTAAAAACAAACGTTGTTACAATTTGGCCTCCGGTCGTTGTAGAACCGGCATTGTTTAATCGCACTTCAAATTCAACCTGCACGTCCTGTATTTCTGCGCCGTAATATTGGGTAGTCATATGTTAAGAAAAATTAAATCAAGGTGTTTGCAGCTGATCATTTATATCGGTAGGATTAAATTCGTTGATCAAGACATTAACCGCATATCCGACTACGCTGAAAGTCGTGAATCCATTGTTGCCAATATCTACAACAATCTCGTCTCCGATTGTGAAAACATCCACCTCCGGCATTCTACTGCCGCGAACAAGATCGCCAATAAATTGTAAATTTTCGGTGTTTCGACAAACGTATTGAGCATTGCAGCGGAAGGCTCCGCTTTGCAGGCTGGTTATGCTTTTTTTGGTTAAAATTAATCCTGTTGCTCCGTGGTATGTAATCATTTTTTATGCTCCTACAACTGCGATTGGTAGTTTTGGTTCAATTAATAGAACAGCGGTCTTGATCGCTTCGACTGCCGTCTTAATTGCTTCAAGCAACCCGCTCACGCCCGACTTCGCGGCCACGTCAAGCTCGATGCCGTCCTTTACCGAGTCGCGAATACCTTCCACGCTCTTGTCTGCGTCAAGCGTGGTGGGGATTGAGCCGAGGTTGTTTGTTGCCGTTTTCACGGCGGCTGATGTATCAAGCGATAAGCTTGTGGTTACAGGCGTCGCAAAGGCGTTCTCTGCTGTTTGCCATGCGTTAGCGGCTGCATTCGATCCGTCCAACGATAACGGAATTGCCGAAGCAAATGCATTCTGAACTACTCCTAAAACCTCATTTGCGGCACTATCTCCAGACATGGTTAACGGAATTGGATTTGCAAAGTTGTCAAGCGCGGATTGCTTCGCGTCAGCGATTGAATCATACCCATCTAAGTTCAGCGGGATCGGTTGAGCGAAAGCCTGAGTTGCATCTATTGCCTGTTCTGCAATAGACGGCGCGGCATTTATCGTTGACGGGATATCCTGGAACGCATCCTCAAATGAGGTGCGAAGCGATTCCAATCCTGCGGCAAATACCTCGCGGGAAAATTTGATGTTAATTTCGACTGGTTCTTGCCCAATTTTTTTTATCTCTGCTCCGATTTCTTGGATTAATATCTTTGAGCTTTTACTGGCTGTCTCGATCCCTAAAGCCTCGGCAAGCTGCGGAATGTTTGTGACTTTTTTGCCAAGGATTTCTAGATCGCCACCCATGTCCCTCAAATCCTGCTTTGCTTGGCTGAATAGCTTGGACATATCAGCTTGCGACATTTCTCTTGCGGTTTTAACCATCTCTGCCTGCGCCGCTCTTGTAGATTGCTCTGCTGTGTATGCCGACCCAGCTACCTTTGACCATTCTACCGCTGTCTGGATAGAATAGTCTCTTGATTTCTTTGACGATTCTGATGCCGCATACGAAGACGAGTTAACCGAACCGAAATTGATTGCCGATATGTTTGAATTATCAGCGGCATTTTTAATATTATTAGCCGCATTTGAAGTGCTGGTTTCGGTTCCTAGGAAATTCTCGCGAGTTGCTTTGCCGTTAGCTTCGATTGCGTCCATCTCCTTATTCATTCGCTTGGTGGCCTCTTCTGCCCCGAAGAAATCTTCTTTAAATACTCTGGTTTTCGAGGCGGTCTTGTCGAACTCTTCTGTGACCTTGGCGGCGGCTGCTGCTGTCGCTCCCATGTTTGCAATCTGGGCCGCGCCGAGCTTGGTATTTGCGGCGTCGAGCACCTGAAACATCTTGTCGCCTGCGGCTTGAAAGCCTGGCAACTCGGATATCGCTGCGGAGAATGTCATGAGTGCCTCGGTAATGTGTCGCCCGAAGGTAAGAGCGGAATCCGTAAGCGCACCCCCGACGTAGGCTGTAATCGCTGACGCTAAATTTGTCTCCATCGACTGGACCAAAAAATCAATGACCGTGGAGGATGTATTGAAAAAGGCATTTCCGAAAGTCTTTACGGCGACCTCAAATGATGTGCCGTAGGCCGCAATAACGGCAAGCGGATCTTGAAATGCTCCGATCAATCTATCTGCAATTCGAGTGACTACATCCATCGTTGCTTGCCCCCATCCAGCGGCATCAACGCCACTAAGCGCGGATGTAAATTTATTCAATGCTGGCAATGCACCTTCCAAAAAGCCAGCGGCGAACTGCATGACCTTGGAGTTAATTGTCTCCATATTTTCGCCAAGCGAATCAAATGCTTTCGCGGAACGATCCATCACCCCTGGCATCGATCCTAATTGACCGCTCGCTGCCTCAATTTCCCCACTGAAGTTTTGAAGGATAGGAAGAAGCTCCCCGCCGGATTTACCAAAGATCGACATCGCGGCTTCGGCGCGCTGCGCTGGGTCTTGAATTCCTGCGATGCGTTGCGCGAAAACTGCCATCTGTTCTGTTGGCGTCTTCCCAGCAAGTTCGCTCATGGTAATGCCAAGTCGGTTCAATGCGTCGGCTTGCGCTTGTCCACCTTGCGCGGCGTCCACCATAAATTTTTGCATCTTGTTGAGCGATGTTCCAACAGCATCCGAACTCACTCCGGTATTTGTAAACGCCTTCTCAAGAACTAAAAGTTTTCCGGCAGTCTCTCCCGTCCTAGATGACAAGTCGGTAAGGCGTCCGCCTAAGTCAATGGCTTGACCAAAACCTTCGACAACCTGTCTAGCCGCATCGAATGCCGCTTCAATGACTTTTGATCCAACCTTGGCCGCTGCGCCTGCAATGCCTGCTGCAATGCCTATCTTGCCAAAACCTATCTCGCTTTTATTTCCAGCATCAATCGAGTTATCCCCAGTTTTTTTGATGTCAGAATTAAGCTCTTCCACCTTTGGTGATGTCGCGGTGGACGAATCTCCGATGGCCTTGATGTTCTTCTCCATCGAGGTTACCTGACCGATGCGTTTCATCGTGCTTTCAAGTTCGGTCATCGAAAGTTCTCCGCTGGACACCTTGCCTTTCAGCTGCGTCAATTCGTCTTGAACGGCCTTAAGTGTCTTCTCAAGTCCTGTGTCGGTTGCTCCAAATTCTACTGTTACGTCGGCCATATCGTTATGTTTCTATAAGTCCTTTTTGTCTCTTTTTTAGAATCATGTTCATTTGATTCCGCATTTTAGTTGAGACGACTGAGAGGGCGTTGAGTTGCTCACTTGCTGGAAGAATCTGAGATACCCACGGCACGTTATTTGTAAGAGTCACCTTCGGGCTTTTGATGTTGGATGTTAAGTCTTGAACTGATCCAGATCCGCTTCTTGTGGCTTTTTTAACCCATGACGGAAACCCTGTGAGAAGTCCGCCCTTATTCACCTTCTTGAGTTGACTTGCACAATCCGCCCATCCGCCTTTTGAAATACCGACGCGCTTTTGTATTTCCGTGATATATGTATTAAGTTCGCTTCCGCTTGAAATAAATAACTTGCTTCCCCTTGTCTTTGTTCTTCCGGTCGGCTTAACGCGAGCGTCTTGGTGGTGCGTCTTTATCGCGCTCTTGCTGTCCAGAAACTCAAGCCCCGTCCACTTATTTAAAAAGCCAAGGTTTCGGAAGATAGTCTCAACGACATCATATCGCTGATTCATTATCAGCGACTTCAATCGTTTGCCGATCTTCTTATTTTCAACCTTGTTTGCCATCGCCAATAGCTGAACAGGCGGCTTGATGATTTTGCCAATATCATTTTTAACGCGAGTTTTCCCAGATGTATCATCATTCCCGAACGGTTGCGTCCTTCTCGCCAACTCGACGCAAAGAAGGCGAGCATTTAGCATGACGGCGTCAGGAATCGTGACCTCGCGTATCTCTGCGTAGTCCCTCATGATCTGCTCAAACTTCAAGCTCTCGAATTTAAACTTTGCCATATTTTGCGAGTGTCGCCTCTATGGTGGCGAAAGCGTCAACATCAACAGCGGAGTTGTTACGCGACCAAGGGCGGTGGATACCGTTTGCGTAGTCGTCAGCCTGGAGAAGTTGCAAGCCCACAGCAAATGGAAGCTCTTCTAGGATTTGAGAGAAGCCCCAGCCGGTCAGCTTGACGAGTCGAAAAACGTAAGCCGCAAGCCAGTTGGGGCCGTTTAGTTTCCCGATCCTGATCCTGCCTTAGATTCGGTTGCCGATGCGTTGTAAAGCTCAAAAGCGGCGTTCATCGCGTCCGTCATTGCCGATATTTCAAGGTGGTGGATCATGTTGTTTTCGATCCAAGAATCCACGGCGTTGATGAATGCGCCTCGGTCATTGACCACCGAGCGGATCGCGCTATACGGCTCGCTGTGAAGGTATGCGAATGCGGCTGATTTCCATACCAAGTCCATATTACCGGAAAACACCTCATTGCGTTGCATCCAGCTAATTGTAAGCGCCGTGATCGGTCGCAGGATGCGTCCGTTCACGATCTTCGGGCCGTCTTCCATCGCTTGGATGCGGAGGATTTCGTCGTCTTTTACTAGGTCTGTGTTTTGTGTCTTTTTCATTATTTTAAAAATCTGGTCATTTCTTGCTTTGTCTTGTCCGAAGCGTTCTCACTGATCGCAATGCGCTTGCCGTTGTGCTCGACCTCGATCAGTCGCGGAGTGTTGCGGATGATATCCACCAAGACGTCGCGGTTCGCTAATGCGGCGCGGATATAGCAAAGCGGATTCTCTGGGTCTTTGGCTTCGAGTTCGTCGCCTTCTTTGGTCATCTGGCGATACACCTGTGAAGCGTCTTGGCCTTTTGCGTTCTCGCCCTCAAACCAAAACTCCGTTGATTCTTTGCCGTCTGTTCGCACCAGTCGAGTGACCGGTGGGAAGTTCATCTTGAAGCCCATCGTAGCGAGTGCCACAGCGGCTTTGAGGTTGATCGTGTGAAAGAATTTCTTATTTGCGTCCATATATTTAAAAAAGGCGGCTCCCTTTTGCCGGGGAGCCAGCGGCATGAGCCAGGGTGTTAGACGATCTCTGGATACTGAGTCGCGGAAACGGTGATGGTCTTGAACGTGCCTGCGCCTGTGGTTTCGGAAACGGAATCAACGATAACTGCACCGCCAGAAACGCCGTAGGAGGACGTATCGTTGGCGAGAGTGAGCACATTGGCGAGCTCGTAAGCCACGCCGCCATTTATGACGCCGTCGAGGCTGATCGTGGCGGACTTATTGAAATAGGCCACGGCTACGGTATCGCCGAGAGCGTCCATTACGGTTGCCTTATCGCTTTGAACAGAGCGAGAGAATGAATTGAGAAGGAGGCCAGTCTCTTGGAGAAGGCCGAACTCGACGCCTGAGGCGACGGATGAGGTGATGACGGTTGCTGGCATAGTAATTCGTGGAAAATGTCAACTTGCGAAAAGCGCGGCGTGAACCGTGATCGTGACAGACCGTTCAAAGTGCCGCTCGTTTGAAGATAGTGAAACTGGGCCGTCGCGAAGGATGCCGAATACAAAAGCGTATTGCGGCCGCACGGCGTTGAGCTTGGTTTTTAGACCGGTGATGTCATGCGAAATGCAGAGCACCTGTGACCACAGATTCTCCATTGCCATCTGATCCATGTCGTCGGCCTGCACGATCAAAGCGATATCGACCGAGAATTGGAAAATGGCTGAGTCGATAATGCTCTCGCGTTGGCGAGTGCATTTAACAAAGCACGCCGGCAATGTCATCGTGCCAAAGTTCTCGGCGGCTGTTACCACCAATGCGCTCTGCATCTCTTGCTGGAGCGCAAGAACGAAAGTGTCAGTTAGTGCCTTCTCCAGCGTCAGCGTGTAGGTCGAGTCCGTTATCATTCCCTTGGGCGGAAACGTCAACAAGCCCAAGCCGCGCTATCTCTGCGTCGCATTCGTCTTTTGGGCCTACGAACAGCACGCTTTGCGTTGAGATCGCCTTTTCTGTTTCATCGTAAAAGATGATCGTGCTCCCGTCGTAAACGAGTTTCCAAGCGGTTGACTCGTCGAATGCCCATCCCTGCTCGTTCGGTAGAATTATCATGCTATTGTAAGAGTCGAATTTGCCGAGTTGTATGTTGCTGTTCGTCCTGGTGCATTTACTAATGTCACTGCTGTATACGTTCTGCTCGTAGAACCTTGGAAGAAGCGGAAAGTCTGAGTTCCAGCATCAGGAGGAACGTTAAATGAAACGCTTAAAGTTGCAATTGTTCCAAACGATGCCGTTGCGGTTGAAGAACCAGTTGTTTTTGAAGCCTGTATTGATCCCGTTGTAATAATTGTTTGCCCTGTGTAGGTTAATG